GAATTAGCTATTAGCAGAGATGGTAAATGTTTATCAACAGAATATATTAACGCTCTTATTTCTATGGAATGGAAATGTAATGAAGGTCATACTTGGTTAGCTAACTTTAAGAGTGTTAAGAACTCAAACACTTGGTGTCCTTATTGTTCTAAGAGTCGTTCGGAAAAATTATGCAGAGAAATATTAGAAGAATATACCGGATTGCCATTTGCAAGTATTAGACCAAATTGGTTAAAAAATGGTGTTTCAGGTCATAATTTAGAGTTAGATGGTTTTTGTGAAGACCTAAGATTAGCATTTGAGTATCAAGGAAAACAACACTACGAATATATTCATCATTTTCATAGAAACGAAGGAGATTTTGAAAGACAACAAGAACGTGATAAATTAAAATTAGAATTGTGTAAAAAACATAATATAGATGTATTGATAATTCCACACACTCTAAGTTATCAGAATGAAAATGAGTTAAGAATTTTTATCAAAGAAGAATTAATAAAACGTTTAAATTGCGAGTTTCTATTTCTAGAATGAAAATATAATAATACTCACAAAAGTATTATTATAGGTTTTTTAACATATTCTTTTACACACATTATATATCATTTAAAATTATGGCTTTATAAATTCCTAAATTAGAAATAATCTTATTTAAGAATTATAGAGTACTAATAAAATGTATTCAATTGCATATGACACTCAAGTATCAGCAATGTATATTGAATCTTTAGAGACAACTAATGAGAATAGATTTGAACAAAAGAAATCTGATAACGAAACGATTATCAAGATGCTTTCAAAAATTATTAACCAGAATGAGGAAATTAAAGAAAAATTAAGAACCATATATTCTTGATTAAAGTGTAAGCATAAAACTGTTTACAAGCGTATTACATACAAGGTTTTTGATTAGTAATTTATTATGGTATATTATTTATAGAATTCATATATTTCATAAAACTAATATATATAGAATTTAATCCATTTAATTGTTCAATTAAATTTGCAGTATCTCTTTCATCATGCGTTGTACGTCCAGAATCAATTAGGTCCTTTTCTTTGGCTAGTCTTTCAAAGATTTCTTCAAAAATCTTTTCACCAAGACTTTTTAAATTAGAATCTACGTCTGGATCTTTTAACATACGAATTAATATCCCTAAATCGAATAAATACATCCGAACGCTATGTGGGGTCATAGGTTCTATATCATCTATATCATCGTTTACCAATTGTGTTAATGTACCAAACCAAACCATATTAAAACTAGTAAAATCATCAGTATTTATTAATGCTAACTTGTCACGTAGATTGCCACCAATCTCACGATTTCTACGTTCAATACGAGCTAGAAGTTCAGCTTCTTCACGTTCAATACGAACACGAGATCGACGTTCAGCTTCTTCACGTTCAATACGAACACGAGCTCGACGTTCAGCTTCTTCACGTTCAATACGAGCTTGATATTCAGCTTCTGCAAGTTGAATATGCGCTAGACGTTCCTGAGTTGGAAAATTCCATTGACGTTGTTGTCTATTAGTGTAATATACTCTACCTGGATCAACAGTAGTGCTAACACGTGTTTCCCAACCTAATGGAAGTGGTCGTTCGTGATTTTCCAAAGCATCACGTGGTTGATGAGGTGGTGAACGAGATAATCTAAGCATGTTTTTATAATATAAATATATAAATATAAAATAATTTTTATAATAAATAACTATGGCTACAAGTAAGTGCCATTGGCATTTATCAGGTTCTGTTCAAAAAAAGACTCTTTCTGAACAAAGAGAAATTGTAAAGTCTCTTATTGAATTATTAGAAATTGAAAAGAATATTCTTGAACAACTAGAACAAAACGAAAATCCGGAACAAGCAAAAATAGCAGAAGCTCTTCTTGAGGAGTTATTATGCCCAATATCATATTCTTTTATGGTAGATCCGGTTATTCTTACTTCTGGAAAAACATATGAAAGAAATGTAATCAATTCTGAATTTGAACGACAAAAAGAACAACACCCAGAAGACATCTTAAAATGTCCATTTACATCAATAAAACAAGTTACCAATGTTCTTATTCCAAATATACAAATGCGATCAATAACTGCTAAATTTGTAGAAAAATACAAAGGTATTAAATATATAGGTCCTAGTTGGAATGAAATAAGAAGATTATGTACAGATTATCTTGATGAACAGACACCTCAAAAAATTCAGGAACGACAATGTGCAGATGCGCAAAGGGTTGAGAAACAGAGAATAATTGAAGAACAGAAAAAAGCAGAAGAACAAGAATTTGAAAAACAGAAACGACGCTTTAAACAACAAGCTGAATATGGGTTTGAATTTGAAGAATTTTGTTTACTATATGGGGAATTTTTTCGGTTTTATCAAACAACTCGAAAACCATTGTATACTGGTTATGCAAATAAAAACCGGTTCCAAAGAGAACATTACATGAATAGAGAGGTATTAAGAAAATGGGGACAAAAGAATACAAAACGACCACTTACTAAAAAAATATCAGGATGTTTATCCATATTTATGGAATATTATCTTAAGAAACTAGGAAATCCACAAAAATATCATTATTAGTAACTACTTGACAAGAATTCACATAATAATACTTACAAAGTATTATTATAGTCACGAAATTTCTTATAAAAGATGTAAGAGAGTCTGTATTGAGTTATAAGTAATTATCATCAAAATTATTTTTATTTACAAATTCGATAACTCCTTGTATACAATCTTTGATAACATATTCATTAGAGTATTTAACAAACCCACAAATTAATTCATCTAATTCATCCAAAGACCATTTTTCTTTATTACCATTTTGAACATCAAATATAATATAATTATCTTTAAAACCAGATATATCACTGTAAAATGGTCTAAATCGGATTTGTTTAGTATTACTAGCACCAATACCGCCTTCTGAACAATCTAAATATGGTAAATTGCATATTGTTTCTGTTTTACACATAGATAACCATTCTTTAACAATTTCTTCATTTGAGTTATTATACTCACATTCTTTTTTTAATGAGTCCCAAATATCCGTATATGGTTTAGTTACATATGGATCAATTCTAAATACTAAACGAACATAATGTGTATCCGGAATATTCATTTTATATATAATCTAGATAAATTACGCAAAATTTGATATTTTTGAATATTAATTATCTAATGTCCGTATTTCATAATTTTTTCATTACTATAATTTTAATTGGAAAATCCAAAATACAACCATTTCATAATTGAAGTTTCTAAAAAGAGGTTTTTGATTATTTATAAATCAACGTTTGGTTAGTAATTTATTGGGGTATAATATATCTAAATTCTCTATATATAGAATTTAATACATTTAAATGAAAATTTATTTCTGCAGTATCTCTTGCATTATGCGTTGTATGTCCAGAATCAATTAGTTTCTTTTCTTCAGCTAGTTTTTTATACATTTCTTCAAAAATCCTTTCACAAAGAAATTTTAAATCAGAATGTACGACTGGATTTTCTAAAAAATCAATTAAATGCTGTAAATCTTCTATATACACCCGAACGCTAACTGGGTTATTAGTAGGTTCCATATTGTCATTAAGTATAAATTGTCTTAATGTACCCAATACTATACCCCTATTATAATCATTAAAATGATTATTACTTGTTAATAATTCTAAATGTTCCTGTAGATTGAGACCAATCCGACGATTTCTACGTACTTCCGCTAGTACACGTGCCATAAGAGCACGACGTTCTACCTCTTGTGCACGACGTTCTACCCCTTGTGCACGTTGAATACGGTGACGAGCTCGACGTTCTACCGCTTGTGCACGTTGACGTTCTTCACGTTCTTCAAGTTCAATACGAGCTTGATATTCTGCTTCCTGATTTGGAAAATTCCATTGACTTTGTCTTCCATTAGTGTAATATACTCTACTTGGATCAACATTATTGCTAATACGTCTTTCCCAACCTATTGGAAGTGGCCGTTCGTCATTTTGCAAAGGGTCACGTGGCTGATAACGTTGTGGTGAACGAGAAAATCTATTTTCTGGTATATGTCGTACATTAAACATGTTTTTATAATAATATAATATAATATAATTAATAATTAATTATATTTTCAAATTTATATTTATCAAGTTGTTCGATGGGTACTTTAGTATTCTACATCGAAAATGTATAAAATTATAATCCTGCCTTTGGTGTTTTATTTTTGAATATCATAAAGCGACATTCAAATGACCTGCGAATATGGTCATCATTGCTAATTCGAAATGATCCGTGCAATATACCCTTTTTACCTTGTTCAGGACAAGATGCAGATCGAAATAGATACGCATCTCCCCATGACATATTATTTTTGTATATAATTTTGGCTTCTGCAGGAATTTTACGAAGAGGCACTGATGATTCGATAGAGCCTGATATAATCGGCACCTTTTTGTATTCCTGTTCTTCTATAAACGGCATAAACGCTAAAGGCCAATCATGTACAGGTCCCGTAGGAAACCATATATTAACCAAGTCAATCATGTCTTCTCTGTTATAATTTCTACAATCATTAACAATTGTATTAGGAATACCAAACCGAGCTAGATCTGCATTAATTTCGTTTTGAGCTATTTTTCAAATTCTTCATCCTTTTTCTGTAAATCATATCGCTTATATGAAAAAAGTGGCTGTTTTATGTTTCTCATATCTAGACAATATTTAGGTGTGTTTGGAATAGGAGTTGTTATATCCTCTTTTAAATTACCAGAATGTTCAATCCGATGAAAACCTATACGTTTTAAAAATTTTCTATAATTAATAGCGTGTATATCACCGCAAGATATGATTATGTTTTTTGCACGATTTGGTTGATCTGTTGCACCTTTGTATGCCTTTTTTTCCATCTCAGACATATCAAAATCTTTAAACATACGTGCTAACAAGTACACATCTGCGAAACATACCATTACTTCTAGTAAGAGAGTATTTATTGTTTTCATTGATTTGAAAAGTACATCTTTTGATTCTCGCTTATAATTTAGTATATTTATTATGTATTTTTTAATATCCGGAATAACGCTTTTTATTTCTTTAGAAATTATTTTACCATAGAAACTTAAAATCTTCGTTTTTAATTCTGGATTCTCAACAATTTTGTCCAACTCCTTTTTTATGGATGGTTCCTCTGCTAACTGTTTTTTCATAATCTCAGATACCTTTTCTATATCATCTTGAACTAATTCCCTTAATAAAATAGTTATTTTTGGGTACTTTTTTAACAAACGTTTAAGAAAATGAACACACAGACCTTTATTATCTCGTTTAGTAATAAGAATATTTTGTATTTTTTGTTTTAACCAGAGTATGGTAATTTTGTCTTCTTCCATATTTTCTTCTTTAATATTATTATTTCTAATATCAAAATAATGAACTCTTGCTAAGCGACAAGATGCGTCTGAGCGGGTATTATACTGTAAGCATTGTCTAAATTTTTTAAATAATTCATCTTCATCTGCGAGACCAGGAAGGTATGGTGGACTATACTCTCCACCTTTATATGAGCTAAGTTCAATATAAATGTCTAAAAACACATCAGTTGTTAGCATTAAATCATATAAGTAATTTTCAATCGGAACCGTAACTGCATCTTTCTTAAACATTTTACAATCCATAAAATTGTTATGCCATTCTCCAAATATATATATAATCTTTTGATATACTGGATGCCAATGAATACTAAGAGTTTTTGGTCTTCCTATAAAATCAGCTATCGGTTTCTTTACACTTGGAGAATAATGATTACATATAAGCTCCATAAGAACCTTTTTTCCAAGATTAATTGTGTTATTCCTATTCTTAAGAGACATATCTAAAAACTTTTTCTGTACAAACTCAGACTGATTATCTAATATATTGGTATCATAAGTATTTGTTATTTCTTTGCAAAACTCTTCCAGCATTTAATATATTTAAACGAAAGAAAATATTTAATATAATTATTGATTATATGCATCTTGAAACAGGTGATCTTATGTTATTTACTGAAAAAAAATCTATGACAGGATGGTGGTTGTTAGATAAATGTATTGAATATTTTACTAATTCTCCTTACGTACATGTAGGGTTAGTAGTTGTCGATCCTCCATTTTTAGTTTCTACAGGAATATACCTATGGGAATGCGGTTATGAGGCGTGCGTAAATCCAGAAACAGGAAAACAAAATATTGGGGTTCGTCTAACTCCAATGGATGCTGTTATTTCTAAAGACAAAAATATTTATGTAAGAAAATGCAAATCTTACATATCAGACAAGGCTTTGCAAAAAATTCATTCTGAGGTTTTTTTGAAACCATATGACATGTGTCTTTCCGACTGGCTTCTTGCTACACTCAGAATTGATATCAAGCCGCAAAAGACTGATCGATTTTGGTGTTCCGCCTTCATAGCATATATTTTAACTCAATTAGGATGGCTTGATGCTAATACGGATTGGAGTATTATACGTCCATGCGATCTTTCTTCTTCATCTACATTTCTCTCTTGGAAGTCTAAATACTATGGACAAGATACACAATACACCAATTTACATCAAACTTCTCTTATATTTTGTTTGAAATCAAAATTAGAAGCATTGACGATTGATTATACACAAAAATCTGATTCAGAAATCCAAGTGCCATTAAATCAAGGATTTATATACATTAAAGTTTCAGAGTTTATATTTGAAACTTCTGTAGTTGATACTGTCAAAACATATCCAATTATGGCTTTTACAAAGCAAAAATTTCTAATCAAGTATATTCTTGATATTAGAAAATCTCTTAACATTTTGACTACCTAGCAAACTTTAATATTCAAAAATTGGTTAAGTTTTTCAGTTCCAGAAGGCATAAAAATACCTCCATCATTGCGTAATATATATAAAGAATTACAAGAAGAATTTCCTGAACGCGAATATAAGTTTAATTCAGGCAACCTTGAAAAATGATTTTACAGAGATAAAATATTTCTTTTAAACGCTTCATTATCAGTTATTAAAGGAAAACCAAGAAGTCATCTGAAAATATGACAAGAATTTACAAATAATGTTATTCAATTTATCAGTGAACATAATAAATCATGCGTTTTTTTGCTTCTTGGTAATTTTGCAAAGCAAAAAGAACGTTTAATCTCTGATAAAAACAGAATAATCAAAGGTGTTCATCCTTCACCTTTGTCCGCAGATAACGGCTTCTTTGGTTCTATGATATTTAGAAAAGTTGAGGAATTATTAAGAACAACTATAGACTGGTCTATTTAATCGACATAATAATACTTAATAAAGTATTATTATTCAATATAATATACATTCAACACTTTTAAGAGCACCCTCGACCCATCCATGATTTTCTGCTACTGATTCACCCACAACTAAAATACCATCTGTAGGATGCTGTGCTGCGTCTATGAATTCACATCGGTTTTTATATTTTTTGTGATCGAGTGGAGTGTAATAATGAGTTCCTATATTCCAATAAAACTCTACAATACTAGATAAATAAATTTTTATTTCCATAGGAATACCGAGAGCCTTTTTGATAATTATACAAATCTTTGCACGGTTCTCATCTGTGTTTTCTAACCATTTTTTCATATATTTGCTTGACTTGTTATCATTAAATGCTATCATGTAAACACCATTGTCTGGATTCATAGGTATTATTTTTTGCAGAGGTTGAGCAACGATTGTGTACCCCTTTACATATTCCTTCATAATTTGTATAGAACACTCTGAAAACTTTCCATATAAACGTAAAAATGGTTGTCCTTTAATACCTCTGTAGATGTTTTCTTTAGGAAGAAGTTTTCTAATGCTATCTATTGCTGTAGCCACGATAATCATATTACATGTATACACACGTTTATTTGTATATACAAAAAAATGATTATCAGATATTTTCTCTATTTTTTCTACACGACTCCTCAAATGAATATTTCTTATATTGATTTTATGAATTAGAGCAAGTAATAATTTTGTCCATGGAATAGAAAGTGCTGTCCAATTTTCATAGTTATCATTAAACCCATAATGGCATAGAGTATCATACGCATCTTCTTGTTCATAATCTGTGTACCCAGAACACGTTACAAAGGTCTTATATTTTTCCTTTCCTAGTATCGATTCAGCATACTGCTTAAATGTTTTTTTACAAGGTCTGTAACGCTTGCGCAGTTTCATAAACGTCTCTTTTACATTAGATGAACTGCATGCTAACGTCTGTGAGTAATAATGTTTTGATACAAATTCTCCATATGGTATTTTCAATTCTTTCAATAACTTTATTAGTAATTTATCTTTCCTTTTTCTACCAACACCTGCTCCTGTAACTACGTCAGTTCCTTCAAATGATTGCGATCCCATTCTGCCTCCTATCTGATTTTGTTCAAGTATTGTTATATTACTATTTGGATGTAGTTTTCTTAATTTGTAAGCAGCGTAGAGTCCTGAGATACCTGCGCCGATTATTATAATTTCGTTTTCTTGCATTTTATTATATTATATAATAAAATTATTTCAATATATTCTAACACACCGGATAATAAAACTACTTTATTCCTATTCTTAAAATAGAAAGAAAAAGATGGTGGCTTGATTGTTTTAAGGATTGTTTTTCAACTTTTTGACCCAATAATTAAGTAAATCCTTAATTGTCTGGTCAATAGTATATTCGGGTTTCCATCCTAAATCTGACATAATTTTATTAGGATCACCGTCTTGATATTGAATATCTATAGGCCTCCATAGTTTTTGATCAATTTCTTCCTTTACATCAGAAAGACCACTATACTCTAGTAGTTTTTCTGTATAATATCTCATTTTCAAAGGCTCTCCGCCACATACATTATAAACTTTACCAGTTGTACATTCATTTATCATTATAAGATAAAATGCGGATGCAATATCGCGAACATCCGTTACTGCACGAGTAGTATCTAAATTACCAATTCGAAGAACTTTCTCTTGTTTTCCCAATATCATTTTAGCAATTTGAAGAGCATCGGATGAGATAGAGAAATTAGAACCTCTCTTAGGGCCAGTAAAACAAAACGGGCGAACTACCACAGCGTTCATTTGTTTATTTTTCATTCTTTCTTGAATATACAAATCAATAGCTGCTTTTGATGCACCATAAGGATTGGCAGGTAAAAGTGTGTCTGTTTCTTTTAATTTGCGTCCATCTACACCTTCGTTTCCATATACTTCTACTGTGGAACAGAATACAAATTTACATTCAGGTTGGTGATCTAACATAGCAGTCATTAAATTGACACTACCCATTACGTTCCATTCCCATGTGCCAATAGGATCGCTAAAACTAGTAGGTGGGTGTGTTTGAGCAGCTAAATGAAAAACTCCGTCAAACTTTGTATTTTTAAAGATATCATTCAATTTCCTGAAATTCATAAGATCCGAATACACAAATTTAATTTGAGAAAATACATTATCATTTACTACATCTCTGATGTCATTTTCACGACCCATGTTAATTCTTACTAATCCATAAACTTCGTGTCCTTCCTTTACTAACTTGTTGGCTAAATGAGGGCCCAAAAAACCGGTAATGCCAGTGATAAGATATATCATTTTGTTTTATTACCAAATTTACTTTTAAACTTATATAGAATATTTTAATACGATTTGTTATTTAAAAAAAGTTAATAAAAGTATATAATATACTATGAAATTAATATTGTATAACTATTATCATAATGGTGATCAATATTATTCACAACCTATTATTAAAGCTATAAGAAAATATAATCCAACCATTGAGATAATTGTAAATCTTGCGTCTTATAGTTTTTTATATTCAGATATTAATAATATTATTATTAGTCCCCCTTCTTATTCATCTTATAGTAACTATTCATATCATATTATTGATGAAAATACTGTAATGATAAATACATGGATAGCTGGTATATCACCTACTAATTACTCCTATATAGAATGCTGTTCACCTAGAATATATAATTTATTTAAGAAAATGTATGCAGAAAAATTTCATATTAATATGCCAGATATTTTAGATATAGAATTATTACCTAGAACCCCTAAAACTGATATATCTGCCTTTATAAACTGGAAAAATACTCATAATTCCGCTATAGTATTTTATAATGATGTAACACCAAAATCCGGACAAAAGCTTAGTTCAACTGAACATAATGTGATTATTGATAAATTATGTGGTTTATTTCCAGATATATATTTTATTACAAGTGAAAAATTATGCGATAGTAAAAATAATATCAGCACTGTACATGATTTTAAGTATACACACACAAATGATTGTGAAAATTTATGTAAAAATACAAACATGTATTCACATTGTAATTTCATAATATCTTTTGATGTAGGGGCTTGTTTTAATTATATTGAAGAAGAGGTTTTAAGATCAAAGGCTACTGTTCTTCATATTGGTTGTAATTCTCAGTTTTTTGATCAAATATCATATAATGTAATCAATACAGAATTACACAACCTATTTTTAGATAAATGTATCTTTTGCGAAGCACTTGATACGTCTCAAGTTATAAAAATTATTACAAATAAAATAGGAGAGAAATTGGTAATTACAAGTAATCCGAAAACGTGATAAGCGAGTAAAGAAATCAAAACTACTCAACTTGATTTTTTAGAAAACGATATTAATGTATCTTTTAATAATTGTTTATTAATATCAGAATATTCGTCATCTGGCAAATCGGTATATTATACAACTTTCGAATAGATAACGCCAAAAAGTCAACGTTTATACATTCTAATATGTAAAGCATTTTACATATTATCTAAAGTATAAGTATTTTAGTGTTAATTATGAATGTTTTAGTACGAAATGGTTATGGATCACATTTTAATCGTCTGACGATCATATCTGATACCATAATTAAAAAAGAATCTATATCACCTTATGGCAACGTAAAGTTAGACAATGAAAAAGAGTTTTATAAATATATAAATGCCAACTCTATTATATTTCCTATTCCAAAATTAATTGAATATAGTGACCATTGGTATTCAATGGAATATTTATCAAACTATATACCACTGTATAAAATATACGAAACGATTGATAATTATGAGAAAGTAAATGTGTATTCAAGTATTAAGAGTAAGCTTACCTCTTTACACATACAAACACAAAAAATTGTATCATTTAATACTATTTCAGATGATATAGAATATGAATGTAGGACTAAATTATTTGAACGTTTTAAAATAATTCATTCCTTAATTAATACGTATTCTTTTATAAAATCTGTAAACGGTCTTACAATTCATTCGTTCACAGAATCTATCGATATACACTACAATCGTGTTGTTAACTATTTCAATCGTAAACAAAAACACGAATTATGTGTTATACATGGAGACTGTCAATTTAATAATATTTTAATCAACAAACAAACACATGATATTATATTTATTGATCCAAAAGCATCATTTGGTAAAACACAACTGTTTGGAGTACCCGAATATGATTTTGCAAAATTAAAATTTGCTATTAGCGGATATGATAAATTTGACAATAGCGAGATAGAAACTCTTGATGTTACTGGTGGCAATCTGAATATAACATTATCCCCCCTTCTTGAGAATGAATTAAATAGAGTAGATGTATTAACGTCGATGGCTATACTAATATGGTTAGGAAATGCTCACTGTTTTATAAATCAACCTAATAAAGCAGTATATAGCTATTTTTACGGATTATACTTGGCAAAACGTTATGAATAAGTATTTACTTTCATATTCGGATATAAATAAGAGATTGTATCAAGTTTATAAAATAAAAGCGTCATTAGTTTTTATTTTTGATCACCAAATACGGCTTATTATCTGTATTCATTATGTGTTTTATTTCAGATTCTTATTACAGAGAACTTATTGCTCAATAGTAAGTATATTCTTTAGATCTAAAAATATTGAGACATTTTCAAAAAAAGCGGAGGAGCAAAATAAAAAAGATAATCCAAAGGTAATTTTATATGAATTTTTAAATTTAATAGGAAACCAAGAAAATAATTTTTTTGTTGCTCCGATTTTTAAAAACCAGCTGATGCTACAAAAAAACCGATTAAATTTCGAGTCGGTTCAAATGGAAGTCCCCCATAGTAGTTATTTTTATATTTTCTTTCAAATATACGTAAGATAATTTTTACAATATTATAAATTTATTAAAATTTATAATTAATAAATAAATGCCTGAATTTTCAATTAAAAAAACAATCGGAGAAATAGGACCTCAAGGCCCAACCGGTCCCACTAGTAATTCTTCTGAATTTCAAATAAATATACCAAATCAATTGACAAAAATAAAGAAAACGATCAATTTTTCTAGTAAAGGTACTATTACTTCATCTGACATAATTTGTTCACTTGATAATCAATTATTAGATGGATATCAACAGTATACTTTTGGACCTTCAATTCCTAATAGATGGGTTTCTGTAGGAACAGGTCCTAACGATACTATTGCTTATTCAAGCGATAATATTAAATGGATTGGGTTAGGTAATGATATTTTTTCAGATTCTGGTAGGAGTGTTGCGTGGAATGGTAGACAATGGATTGCCGTCGGTGAAGGACAAAATACTATTGCATACTCTGATGATGGAATTAATTGGTTACCAGTAAATTTTACCGGTGCAAATGCAAATGAAGGATTTAGCAAAGGTAATGGAATAGCTTGGAATGAGTTTGGCTGGGTAGCAGTAGGTAAACAAAAAGGAAATAATAAATGCTTTATACAAAACTCACAAGATGGTATTAATTGGAGTACTTGTGCAAGAGAATTTACTGATGAAGCAAATGGAGTTGCGTGTAATGGAAAAATATGGGTTGCTGTAGGTACTGATAATCTAAATCATGGCTGTATAGTTTATGCAAAAACTGATGTTAGACCTCTTAATTTTGACTCAACTATTATAAATAATAAAGTACCATTAACTTCTATGAAAAGTGTAGCTTGGAATGGTAGTTTATGGGTAGCTGTTGGAACATCTTATATTCTTACTTCATTAGATGGTATTACTTGGGATAAAAGTTTTCCTCCAATTATCAGTAATATTACTACTCTTGATTTAAACACTGTTGCTTGGAATGGCAATGTTTGGGTTGCTGGTGGTAAAATTGCACTTGACAATAATCCAACATGTCCTTTTATTTATTCATATGACGGTTTTAATTGGAACCATACATTAAATATTCCAATTTTAAGTGAAATATATAGTGTAGAATGGAATGGTTCTAGTTGGATTGGTATAGGGGACAACAATGATGCATATTCAAGAGATGGAATTTCATGGGTAAAAAATAAATCAAATTCTCTTTTTACAAAAGGGTATGGAGTGTCTTATAATTCAGCCAGACAAAATAAGATTTTATTTCCAAGCCAAGAATTGTATGCAACAGGTGAAAACGGGTTAATTATTTCAACTCTCAAAGATAATAATTGGGAAACATTTTTTCCACCTATACAAGACCTTGTATTTTATGATTTCGCAACTGATGGAATTTATAACATTATTTTCGCAAATTATTTACAATCTTTTAACTCTTCTATGATAATATTATCTAAAAATTTTTATGATGCCGCATTTACTCCTATAATAGAAACATACACAGTCAGAGCAAATGCGGGTGCATGGAATGGGAAAATATGGGTTTCTGTAGGAGAAGGGATAAATACAATAATGTATTCAAATAATATAAAAAACTGGACTTCAATAACTAATATTTTTTCAACATCTGGAAATGGTATTGCGTATAATGCAAATCGATGGGTTGCTGTTGGAAAGGACTCTACGGGTAAAAATATTGCATATTCAGACAATGGAATAGATTGGTTTAAATCAACGAGTATTGTTTTTTCAAACGGTGGAAAAGGACTTGCGCACGATGGAAAAAGATGGGTTGCTGTCGGTGATGCTTCTAATTCTAACGGTGAAACTATTTATTATTCAGATGATAATGGTGAAACGTGGATATCAGCACTTGGAACTTTTTCAATATCAGGAAATGGTGTTGCTTGGAATGGTAGTATGTGGGTTGCTGTTGGAAAAGATTCTAATACTAATGATAACATTTTAACATCTCCAGATGGGGCAAATTGGAACACAGTAAATGATAACATTTTTACAATACAGGGTAATTGTGTAGAGTGGGTTAAAGATCGCTGGTTTGCTGGTGGAGAAGGTACTAATACAATGTATAGTTCTACAAATGGTAGTACATGGACTGTTGTTACTAATCCTTTTACGACAAAAATAACTAGTATCTCAACAAATTTTAACACTCCTTTTATTGACATTCCAAATCCAATAACAGTTAACAAAAATGATAAGTTAGATATTGTATCTGGTGCTTATTATAATAATAGTTACACAAACTTTTCTTGTAACATAAAACCATCTGTTTGACTTAAATCGAAAAATAAAAATGAAATAGTATTGTGCTAAATGCAATCTAAATAAGAAAATGACTAGTAAAATTACACAAAAAACATATGACGATTTTACTTCTTCTAATAAGCTATTTATAAATATAGGTCCGTTTTACATTTCTGGAAAATCTGGTACAGTTCGTCTTGAAAAGCTTTGCACCGAGTGTGAGTTTAAGTTTACTTGGTTTCGTAATAATACGAGCAGATACGTCGAATATTGTATTGCTCATTACGATAAAAATAATAATATAACTTTTATCTTCTCATCGTTTAATGATTTGACTAAAAATATTGATAAGCAACATGTATGTTTGCACCATTCACTTTGTCAAGATAAATGTTCTGCACATCTCATTACAAGCCCAATCGATAAATGCGCGATATGTCTAAAAGATGAACAAATGCATATGTTTGAGGAAACAAAATGTGAGCATCGGTTTTGCTTAGAGTGTTTAGATACATATGTTAAAAGCAAACTAGATTATACAGATGATGATAACGAGCACGTAATGGATGGAGGAATTCCATGTCCTGTATGTCGAAGAGATTTACAATTGTGTTGTGATTGTGAATACCCGCAATTTAATTGTATTTGCAAATGAAGAGGAATTGTAATATTCAAAATATTACAATTATTTTATAGAAAGAAAAATTTTTGGAGCAATTGTTCGGAGGAGGAGGGCTGAAAAAAAGAAACATTTTTGAGACCGATCCTTTTGGAGGACCTCCATCTCTCTCAAGATTTTGAGTTTTGTGAAATGGAAAGTGATATTAAACTTTCCTGTTATTTTGGTTAAAAAAATTATAATAAATTAGATAAATTCTAATTTTTTCTAATTTAATCTAAAAAATTATGATATTCACATAAATATGCAGTGTGAATACTGTGAAAAAGTCTTAACAACATTATCTTCATTGAAACATCATCAAAAAACAGTTAAATATTGTCTTGTTAAGCAAAATAAAGAACCAATAAAAGAACATATATGTTCTTTTTGCAAAACATGTTTTGCGGTAAAATCTTCATTAAATAGTCATTTAAGAATATGCAAATCAAATACTCTTGTAATACAAGAACAACTACATCTATTAGATCAGAAATCTCTTGAACTTTCAGAGACTAAACAAAAATTTATAGAAAAAGATAGGATAATATCAGAAAAAGATAAGATAATATCAGAAAAAGATAGGATAATAGAAGAACAAAAAATATTGATAAAAGAGTTGCATGACGAGCAAAAGATACAAAACAAAAATTTACAACACATGATACAGACTCTTGCTGAGAAAGCTATATCAAAACCGTCAAATACTTCAACTGTGAATCAAAACACTACAAACCACATAATAAATAATATGATGCCAATAACCGATGCTCATTTACAAGAACACGTTCAGAATTTGAATCCTGTTCACGTTCAAAATGGAGCTTCTGGATACGCCAAATACGCTCTTGAATTTCCTCTGAAAGATATGATAGTTTGTACTGATTTTCAAAGAAGAAATTGTAAATACAAGGACGAAAATGGAAACGTTGTATCTGATCCTGAAATGACAAAGATAACAAAAAGGTTGTTTTCAGCCATTAAAGAGCGAAACGAAGAGTTGATAAATGAGTATTCTGCTGAATTGCAAGCAAAATGGAGAGCTATCAATGAGTCAGGAAACTCAGATATGGATGAGGAAGAAAGTGCAATTTTTTCTAGTCAAACAATTGAGGCTTTGGAATTTGCAATGGAAGTATTATCTCAAAAGAGACAGGCAAGTGAGATGGCAGATGGTATGAGACCTGATTTGTTTTATGGTTTTGTAAGAGAATTGGCGGCAGGTTGTTATAAATCAGAAAAGTGAGATAATCTTAAAGTAATAACAAACTTTTTAATTAATTATGTTATTTATCTTCATATTCGGATACAAATATACATCTTCTTTTATCATTGTCTTGTAAATATCATTTTTTGATTCCAATATGAAATAAACACAGTCGCAACTGTTTTTAACAGCTTTGTATCCTTTGATTGAGTTTTCAAACCCAATACAAAATTTCTCTCCTTTATAATATTTTTGTTTTGCTAGAAGATAACACTCCTCATCTGGTTTAGGACGATTATAGTCTTGACGTACAATCCATTGTTTTACTTGTCCTAATAAAGGCAACTGAGATTGAACATGTGTTACCAATTCTTTTGAAGTATTTGTAACGATTGCAAAATTGATGTCATTTTGAATACAATTTTGTATTAATTCTTCTGCACCTTCTATAAATCTAATGTTTTTGTTACGTTTAAATTCTTCATTCTTTTGTTGTTTAACAGTATGAAAATCTATGTCCATTTTTTTTAGTAACGTATCCAAACAACCATAATTGGTTTCCTTTACAAATTCATCATATGTTAATAGAATATTGTATTTGCTCAAGACATTTTTATATGATTCATAATGTATATAATCTGTGTCTATAAGAGTACCATCTAAGTCAAATAATAAAAATATATCCTTTGATACGCCTATTGTAGGATGAATAAATCTACTAAAACATTTTTGTATATTTTCATCTAAACTAGATGAGATAAAATCGGTAATCGGGTAACTGTAATCTACAATTTCGGTGTCATATGGTCTATCTGCCATGTTAACATTATTTGAGTTAGATGGTACAATATGTGTATATGGTTTGTTAATAATATTTGCGATGAGCTGTGCTATTTGATATTTAGTTAATTTATCTGTTGGATTAAAAAAGTGTTTTAAACCTGTTATTTGTTGCTCTATACATTGGCAAATAAAGTTACAAAAATCAGGTATCCATATTGGTCTACGAATGCTATCATTATCTTCTTCAAATGTATCAAATTGGTTTAATACCTTTTTACCGATTAATGTTATAGCACATTCATCTAGAGATTGTACTTTATTCCAATATAATACAGGAACGCGAATAATCAAATACTTAGATACTAGTTGTTTTACACGGAATTCAGAGATTAATTTTGATATTCCATAATTTTGCAAGGGATTCGTAGGAGATGAAACTGTATTTGGCTGTGTTTTTCCATCAAAAACATAATCTGTTGAAATATGAATCAAATATATATTTTTTTTAGCGCATGCTTTCGCTATATTAGCAGCATAATCAATATTTATTTGTTTAGTCTGTAACCAATCTTTCTCACATATATCTGTTTGACGTTGTACAATACAATTTATACACACGGTTATATGATTTTGTACGAAAAAGTTGTATAATTCTTCTGGATCATCAAACCTTATTGCAACACCATTCTCAACAAATCTTGTAAAATAGCTACAAATATATGGTATATCTTGTGTTTTTAACTTTTCAGATAAACATCTACCAACAAGACCTGAACCTCCAGCTATAAAAATAGTCATATTATTAATATTTAAAACCAATGTTTTTAAATAATTTTTTCTATACACCAAACAAATAATATAGTCTAAAACAAGCTTTTTAAGATATAAAATGAAGATATTATCTGTTACTAAGCAAGAAAAAAAAATATGTGATAATCACACTCGAAAAATACCTAGTGTTCATGTCAATTATAAAAGTTGTGTCTGTATTAAACCATGGGGGTATGAATTCTTAATATATGAATCTGCGAAAATAGGTATTTGGTTCTTAACACTAAATAAATCTCATAGTACTTCGATACATACTCATTTTCAGAAAGACACTATTATTGTTGTGATAGATGGTTGTGCTGTTATTCGTTTATTGAACAACGAAAAAGTTATACTCAATAAAATGGATAGTATTTTTATACCTAAGAAAAAGTTTCATGGTATAACTTGTTTTTCAGAATCAATAACTCTTATGGAGATCGAAATTTTTGATGAAAATGTACATTTTTCTGATAAAAATGATTTGTTACGCATTGATGATCAATATCAACGTTCAAAAACCGGATATGAAAGTTCTGTAAAAAATATTACAGAAAATATTGATCAATATGGCCATTTTTTTCTCGAACCTCAATCTGAGAAAGTTATTAATAACTCTATTATCAGATGTGAATATTTTAAGACAAATGACATAGATCATTATAAAAAAAATAACTACAATTTTATACTAGATGGAAGAGTATTTGTAAATAGCCAGTATATAAAACAGGGTAGTTTGGTGAAAACTAGCGACTTTGAAAGTCTATCTCATTGTGATACACCACCTCTGTTATTATCAATTCGTTGTAATAATTATACTGAAGATTCTAAGATAATCTATGATAATGATCATTTGAGAGAGGTTGTAAAGTCTATACGAGCGAATATGGATGTTAAAATAATCCTAACATCGGGTTGTTACGATATTATACATGTTGGACATCTAAATAATTTAAGAGAATCTAAATCGTTAGGAGACATTTTAATTGTTTGTTTGAGCAGCGATGAGCAAATAAAAGTCTTAAAAGGAGACAAAAGGCCTATTAACAACTATAAAGATAGAATTAACTTGTTTAAAACAATTTCTTATGTTGACTATATTGTACTATATAATGAAGAAAATATAGAAAAAGAAACTACTCTAGATGAAATAATGAAAATTACAGATCCTGATTGTTGGACAAAAGGAGACGATTATACTAAAGAACAAATATACGAAAAACATCCTAGTTTAAAAAGTATTATATTAATAAACAATGTACCTGATAAAAGTACTACTTCTATTATTGAAAAAATATTATCGTGATGAGAGTGTATAGTAATTACGTAATCTAGATTATTTTTACAGAGAAATGGTTATGGATCGTATTTTAAATGTCTTACTATCATAATTCCATTTACTATATCAAGTCTAAAATCAAATAAAGACAATATAAATAATTACTAAAATGGAGTGTAAAGACTCTTTAGTAAACGAGTATAATAATTGCGAACTAAAAAAGATAATTGCAGAGTCTGAAAAACGAACAGAAGCATTTCAGCAAGAAAACGCAAACTTGTTGTTAAAAATGACTCTTCAGAATGATAAAATGTATGAAAAGTTAGAAGAGATTCACACAGATGTTAAACGCCTTATCGTCATGTTAGAACCTGTACATTCGCATGCCGAATGGGTTGATGGTCTGCGTGCAAGATTGCATAGTATTGGTTTGATGCGAAATACTCAGAGGATTGAGTGATGTACTCATTTTATTTACAAACTACTTGTGAATATAAAAATCATGCTACTAATAATTAAACTCCAAACTTTGATTGTTCTACTACTGCTACGGCATCGGCTTAGCCGCACATGGTACAGTCGGTCATCAGTGTTTGATGCGCTGAGACGTATCCTAGCCCCCAGTCGGCGTCGTTGCCACACCATCCTGATGAGCTTTTGTACTTTTTGCACCGCCCAGATCCTCCTAGGTGACTTTCGCAAATAGCAGGACAAGTAGTAGAAGTCGTCTGAGGAGGAGAAGTCGTCTGAGGACGAGAAGTCGTCTGAGGAGGAGAAGTCGTCTGAGGAGGAGAAGTCGTCTTAAGAGGAGGAGAAGCCGGCTTAAGAGGAGGAGGAGAAGCCGGCTTAGGATCTTTTTTTATAAAACCAAAGTATATTCCAACTATTGCCAAAGATAACACACATATTCCTACTGCAACAAATCCGCCTATTTTTTGTTTTGAAGTTAAATTCATTTATTAAGATAAATAAAAAAATTAATTTGATTTTTATCAAATCGTTATATAACAATTTTCAGAAATAACAAATGACTAATCAAGAAAAGGACGTCTTCGATATGAATATTAATATGTCACTTGACTGTAAATCAGATTCAAAGATATATGAATTACGTGAAGACTTGCGAGAAACCTTTGAAATATTCTCCATCCAACTCGATGGTTTTCTTGATGTTGAAGAAGAAGAATTAGGTGTTAAGATACAAGATATATTATATAATCTTAAGAATAGTTTTTATCCTCACAAACAGAAGTTTTCTGATATTTATGTTTGTATTGAAGATTCTTTTGTGTTGACAGACGATGAAATAGATGACATTTTGGGCGAGATGAAACTCGATCTAGAGAATATCTTTTTTTCAAATGATGAAATCTTTGATAATCTAGTAGGAGACATAGAAAAGGCATCTCATTGTTTAAAACAGATTCGAGAGACTATGAATGAAAAATTCGTGTCATTTGATAAAAAGCTATGCGAACTGTATGAGAAGATTAATATGTGAATTTATTAACTGAAAATTAATAAATTTATGTAAAAAAGAATTGAACAGACGTTTGGCCAGTACCTAATTTTTACGATGATTATGTTCTACAAACGAACTTTAACTTTTAGTACGAAAAAAACTCATAATAATGACAATAATAATTCCTATAATTCCCAAAATAATACTTAAAATGGCTGTAGATGTCATATATTTTTTTTCATTACAAGGGAAAAGTACACAAGGAGAAGGAACACTTGTATTTCCTGTATCAATTTCCATAATCAATAATTTAATTATTCTTTTTATAGTATTAACAGATGCATCATAATTTGCTAATCCAACCTGATCATCTTTTAGTGTATCAATTATTTCATTTGCTTCTGCAATATTTTCTGTTACTTGTTTAGGAAGGGCTAACTTAGTAGACTTCAACCTATCTGCTTTTTCAGACAAGTTGACTATATTTTTTTTTATTTGTTCTAGATCTGTAATCTGAATAATTTTTTTATTTATTAATTCTTGAATTTGTCTAGTAATTTCTGTAATTTTCTCATCAAATATTTGATCAGGATTCTGAAAGTTTGAATTTATATCCTTTAATCTTGACATAACTGTTAGTATTTCTTTTAGACGATCTAGTGGTCTAATTGTGTTTGGAATAGTTTTTTCTGTATCTTTTGGTTTGATTCTACTAGATTTTATTACTTCTAGATCTGAAATTAGTATATTTAATTTTTTAAATTGAGGTTCTAATTCTATTCCTCCTTCTTTTACTAGAGCTTCTACTTTCTTTATTTGCGACCTCATTTTTTGTATATCTATTTCTGTAATTTTTTTATTTCGTTCGTTATTAATTATTGTATTTAGTGTCTCAATTTCAAGTTGTATTTCTTTTTTAAACTCACTTGAAGATTTTACCACATTCATCATTATGGTGTTAATATTTTGATCCAGTTGTTCAGATATAATTTCCAAATCTTCTGAGTCTTTAGACAACTTTTTAAACATATCAAACAAATTTTTCACATAATCTATGCCTTTATTAATAATTGATAATATAATAGTCAAGTACTTTTTTCTTAAATCTTTTTGTTTAACTGATAATTTATCAGGTGATTTATCAAAATCATCAACGACAGCATATAGTTCCATCGCTAAAATATTTTCTTTTTCCAATATCTCTTTAACCTCTTCATCTATATTTTCCTCATTAATCTGAGGTAAGATAAAATATTCATTTATTTCATTTATTTCACTCATTTCACTTATTTTACGTTTAATTTCTTGTTTATCTCTGTTAGAAGAAGGGTCAAGTAAATTTAAAATCGAACTGATTTGAAAAGAAGGTCTACTATTAACTAAACCCCCCTCTCTAGAAATATTAGAATGTATGCTCATTTATATTTAATCAATAAAAAAAAACTTAATTTTAATAATTTAAGTTATCTAAATTATGACGGTGGAACTTCCGAGTGACTTGTTCAATTACAATTTCTACGTTTCATTTTAAAAAAAATGAAATCATCATGCAAGTTCTAAAGAAATATTAAAAATGCTAAACCATTTACCTTTGACGTTTTGGAGACGTTATATCTTTAACAGTCAAGACTTGAAAAATATTTCTGCTGTTTGCACAGACACATATAAAATTGTACAGGCTTTAAGAAGGTCAAGAGACTTTTCTTTTGCCTCGCGAATATTAAAAATTCCACCTGAATGGATCTCTTTAGATATGTTGCCTCAACTAAAAGTTACTCTAGACAGATTTGTGCAAAGATGCAATCTGACAGAATACAGGTCTGTAAAACATATAGTTTATTTTAGCTCTGGTGAAGCGGAGGACTTTTATCAAATATGTCAAGTTATTCCTACAGAATTTTATGTCTCTGTTTATTTTAACGCTATTAGAAGTGAAAACTACAATGGCTTATTGATGAATACTTTCAGAGGTTTGGGAAATAGATTTATTAGTTTTAATTTACAGGATAACAATCTTAATAACTTATCAGCCGAATCTATGATAGAATGCTTAGAGCACACTCCGTTTTTGGAAGAGTTAAATCTTTCAAACAATTGTTTCCTTCTTGAAAATTTAGAGAAATTAACTCGTCGATTATACATGCTACACAATTTAACGGATCTTAACATATCAGGTAATATTATTAATATAAGAAACGCAAAAACTCTTGCACCAGCGCTCAAATATATGACTGGTTTATTGAGACTAGATATGTGTGGAATTCATATGGGTAATATTTCTTTAAATATTCTGTCAAAAAGTATTATGTGCATGACTAAGTTAGAATATCTTAATCTGGGATCAAATTGGACAGGTAGTGAAAGTCACGGTGACTTGGCTTTGATTTTACAAAGCTTGCCAAATCTCAAAGATCTTGATCTTAGCTATAGTGAGATTGGCACCGCAAAAATGAATGTTCTAGCTCCAGTAATATGCAATCTTTCAAAACTAAAGAGGCTTAACTTGAGAGGCAATGAAATAGGTGAATATTTTGAGACACAGATTCCGTTTTTTAAGATACCAACTCTTGAATTTCTTGACATTTCTCTAAATAGATTCACATTCAAAGGAGTTTCTAGATTGGCAGAATCATTAGAGACAATTACGTCTCTTACACATCTAAGTTTAAAAAACAATGAAGTTGGAACAGAAGGATGCATTATTCTTTCTTCCTCAATAAAAAAATTGAAGAAAATAACTACTTTAGATATTGGACATTTTGTCGATTCTGATTTGACACCTTTAATAATATCTATCTCTTCCTTACCAAATTTAACATCTCTTGATATGTCTTGTAATCAAAGAATGACTAATATACATGAATTAGGTGGTCTTTCTAATTTAGTGTGTTTAAATATTAGTGATAATAATCTTGGAGAGGAAGGAGCTGCTGAGCTGTCTGTACCTCTTTCTAAAATGAGTAGATTAACTTCACTTAATCTCAATGCAAATGGAATATTTGACAGTGGTTTTATTTCTTTACTTGATTCAATTTCTTCTCTTGTAAATCTTGAAACTATTATGTTGAAATACAATTATCTAGAAAGTGAAAGCATCATTGCTTTAGGAAACCATTTTAGGTTGCTTACTTCGTTGCAAACATTAGATCTCTCAAATAATGAGATAACCGAAAGTGATATTGAATATCTGAAGTCTAAATTGTGTGGTGAAAAATATTTTTTGGAAATTACTAAATAATTATAAATATAATTTATATTATTATTTAGTAAAAATATGTTTAGAACAAATAGAATAGCTGAAGATACCAAAGATATTTACTTTGATGTCGTAAAAATGTTTGGAAAAAAAAGAGGCACACGCACAAAACAGCAGATATACGAATCATCAAAAAATATTATGAGATTTTTGCTAAGAAATAGGACATATAATATTCAATTGGTTGGAGCAACCGGTGTTGGAAAATCATCTTTTGCTCAAAGACTTTTAAGAAATACATTCTCACGAAGACACACAGGAGGAGCAATCTACACAGGAGGAGCATTCTACACAGGATGGTCTATAATACCCGGATCAATAGCATTTCCTACAAGTCTTGGAAAAATAGTCTTTAATATTAGCGAATGTAGATCTCTTATTTTCGATCCAAGTATAGATAGACGTGCTAGAGATGAATGGAGAAATATTGACGCTTTTTTTGTGATGACATCACATCAAGATATATTTCAATTTCAAGAATCTGAAAGATGGATTCAGGCTATTAGGAGAGTTAGAGGTGATGTACCAATAGTATTAGTAGCCACAAAAATCGATAGGAGGGGGGTGGGTGGACATAATTTGGAACAAAATATACGAGACATTTGTGCTAGGTACGGTAATATTCCATATGTAGAGGTCTCTTCAAGAGTTGGTACAAACATTCACGGACCTTTCTTAGCTCTACAAGACATTCTTAGAACATCTCAAAGAAACCTTGGTGTAGATGATATTCCAAACATTCCAATCACACCTTTGCTTGTACCTCCACCTCCACAACCTGCCACCTGATCAAGAATAAGATCATTAGTTTTCTTGATTTAAAGTTTACAATTGCATCTTTGGCAATCATGGAGTTTTAGAGAGGAGGGCAAATTTAAATAAGACGTAATATTAGAGTTTTCAATTGACAAAAAATCATTTTAATTATTAACTTTTTTGCAAACATTAGATCTCTCAAATAATGAGATAACCGAAAGTGATATTGAATATCTGAATTCTAAATTGTGTGGTGAAACATGTTTTTTGGAAATTAATATAAATTATAATTATATTATAATTTAGTAAAAACATGTTTCGAACAAATAGAATGCCTGAAGATATAAATGAATTATACTTTCTTTTATTAAGAATATTTGGAAAACCTGCTGCCAAAAGAATTATGATAAATTTGTTAAGAAATAGAACATACAATATTCAATTGGTTGGATCAACCGGTATTGGCAAATCATCTTTTACTCAAAGACTTATAAGAAATACATTTACACCAAACTACACAACTGGAGCTTTCCCACAACAATCAATAGCATTTCCTACAAGTCTTGGGAAAATAGTCTTTAATATTAACGAATGTAGATATAGTATTGTCCAGCCAAACCTAGAGGAACGGGTTAGAAATGAATGGACAAACACGGACGCTTTTTTTGTGATGACATCGCATCAAGAAAGATTGCCTCTTCGAGAATCTGAACAGTGGATTCAAGCTATTAGGAACGTTAGAGGTGATGTACCAATAGTATTAGTAGACACAAAAATCGATAGGAGGGGGGTGGGTAGACATAATTTTCGACCAGATATACGAAACATTTGTGCTAGGAACGGTAATATTCCATATGTAGAGGTCTCTTCAAGAGTTGGTACAAACATTCACGGACCTTTCTTAGCTCTACAAGACATTCTTAGAACCTCTCAAAGAAACCTTGGTGTAGATGATATTCCAAACATTCCAATCACACCTTTGCTTGTACCTCAGCCAGCTCCACAACCTCCTCCACCTGATCAAGATTAGAGATGTAAATACATTTTTCTAAAATGAATAGATTAACTTCACTTAATCTCAATGCGAATTAATTAAGTCCTTAACTTTGTTGTAAAAATTAGATCTATGAAAAATTTAAATACCTATTTCTTTAATTCATAAAAAATAACTTAGTATTTAACAAATATACATAAGATATGAATATAAAATGGATTTTGTTTATAGTAGTATTCCTTGCACTTGTATTAATTGGAAAAACGTTATTAAAAAATAACCTTACATTTGATGGAATATCTCGAAAAGATAAAAAAAGATATAATTTTTGTGGAGATGAAAAGTCTCTAATTAATATGAAAAAATACAACGTTATATTTGCTGGAACTATAAGAAACGTAGAAAAATATATTAAGAATGGTCTATCTGATATAGATCTTTGTGGACAAAAATTTAACGACTACGCTGTTATTTTATATGAGAATGATTCGATAGATAATACTCGTTCCATTTTACAAGATCTTAAGAAAGACAATTATCACTACATTTTTGAAGATAATATCAAAGAAAGATCAAGAACAAAACGTTTAGAAAATGGCAGAAACAAAATCCTCGATAAAATGAGGGAAATCAATAAAAATGGATATTATGATTATTTTATTATCTTAGATATAGACGACGTGAATTCTTCAGGAATATTTGTAGATTCTATAGAAACTTGCTTTGAACACGAAAACTGGGATGTTCTCACTGGAAATCAATCAGCTATATACTATGATTTGTGGGCATTACGAAAGAAAGATGATATGGAATATGATTGTTGGGAAAAAGTAAGACAACACAGATACAATCCGTTTGCCAAAAAAAAATATGTTCACTCAAAATATAAAAATTATCCTCAGACGACTGAACTATTGGAAGTTGATTCGGCTTTTGGAGGAGCTGGTATATATAAAATTAAGTCAATTCCAGAACATTGTCGATATGTTGGGCAACATGTAAATGGAAAAGAAAAATGCGAACACGTTGAGTTTAATGAGTGTATAAAGAAAAACGGAGGTGTTATTTTCATAAACACTCGTTTTCTAACTTCATAAAATAGATTTCTATTAAATAAAATGATTACTATCTCTCAAACCGCCAAAAATAAAATATGCGAAATGTTGAGTAAAGTAGATAAGAAAAGTATACTTTTATATGTAAAAGGAGGAGGCTGTAATGGATTTTCTTATAATTTTAAGATATTAGATTCAGACGTAAAACCAAACAAACTAGACGAAGAGTATAAAGTAGATGATTATAGTGTATATTTATGCAGTAAAAGTCTAATGTATTTAATAGGTGTCAAGGTTGATTATAAAACAGATATTATGGGTTCAAAATTTGAATTTACAAATGATAATATAGAGAGTAAATGTGGTTGTGGCACTAGCGTTTCATTTAAGAAATTAATGTAATAAGTTATATTTTAATCAAAACGACACACATTTGTGTGTTATTTTACTAATATTTATGTGTTTATAGTATCACTTGGGCAGATAAAGTTCAACTGTCTAAAAAATTGTTAACACACAGCTTTTTAAATATTGATATTCTTTTTAATCATCAATATTTAAAACCAGACGTTTCTCAAAGATTCTTTTGATTTCTATAATATCTTCAGGATAAAAATCTTCATTATCTGAAATGTCTAAGGATATTAGGTTAAGTTTTTGAATAGCAGGTAGTATTATTTCAAAAAATCTCATCTCAAGATAACAATTTGATAAATTGAGTTTTTTCAAATTTGGTAAAGCTTGTAGAATAGAAACTACACTTCGGCATTCATCAAAATTTCCTAGATTACTACCAGAAAGATCTAGTTTAGTTATGTTTATTAGATCTGGTAAAAAGGGAATAACACGTTCCATATATTTTTCTGTATCACCCGTAAAACCAAACGACTGGAGTTGTGTAAAATCTTTTAAACAAGGTAATACTGTTTCTGTTAAATCTAATTGATAATCGTCACCAACTTTTTCATTATATGAAACAACAGATTCATCTCCAGCTATTCGAAGGCCTTTTAAATGATTCAAAGATTTAGACCATATATCTCTAAAATATTTAAGAAAATCTTTAAGAACAAAATTTGTACCATCCAAATCCGAAACAAATGGTAAATCAGTAAGCATACGAATGTCTGATAGATCTAACTCTTCCAATGTTGTTATACCTTTCAGACATAGTAAAAAAGGTTTCCATTGTATATATCCATCAGATAGTTTTAGTATTTTAAGATTTGGTATTTTCTTTAATACTTTAGCAACTTTAAGGTAAGACTCTTCTATAAGATATAAGTCTCTCAAATCAATTTCAAGCGAATAAATAGTGTCTTTCAAGTCTTCTAGAATAGAACATAATGAACGAAATATACTACTCTGATTGTCTCTGCTATTATTACCACAAGTAATTGTGATTGATAAATTTATATCAGATTGGGTTAAAATTTTGCGACTAAATGTTGGGTCTATAACAACTCCTCTGGTATTAATAACATAAATAATATGTAAAGCACAATCTTTCGGTTCTCTACCGTATCTAGCGCAAAGAGTTTGAAAACTATCTTGTGTGTAATCAAAATCTTTTGGAAGTTTGCTTTGTTCAAAAGTGACATGAGGCCTCATCAAATCTGTAGTTCTTTTTGTTTCTTTTGAAACAAGTCTTTGCTTTAATAAGTTTTTATCTGATAAATATTTGAGTAGATCATCACGTAAAACATTAGTTGTTAGAACGTCTGACAAATAACCTTTTTGTTTGATCCAAGTTGTTATTTTTTCAACTAATAATTTAATTGAGATAAAACATACTCCAATCATTTTATTTGCTTTAAGCCTACTAATAAAAGCAGGTGTTAATGTAGACATATTTTGTTGTAAAGTTCCACATAGTATATACTCGCTATCGTTTACATATTGCTTTTTCAAATTTGTATATACAAAATCTGAGTAATTTGGTGATAAACTCCTAAATAATATTTGAATGCTTGCGTTTTTTCCCATTATATACTTTATTTGACATAATATACAAAATTTAGGAGGTAAAGACTTTAATTTATTCATAATTAATCTAAGTTTATCAGCTTCCAAATGAAAATCATAAATTATATCAGTCTCTGTTTGTAAGACATCAATTTCATCAATTTCTTTGTTAAAAAAAGCAAAATTAATTTCACTATTTGTTGACATATTTACTTATTAAAAAGATATTAATAATGTATTTTTAAATTTGAGATTATCACATCATACAGAAAAAGATGTCCATAACAATCCTCCGATAATACCTGAGGCAACACCTACTAGGTGACCAAGCAAAGATGCTCTTTTTGGATTTTGAATTGTTGGCATCACAGCAACTCCTATTATAGAAATGACTACTAATAAATCGAGTCCTCTTTTTGTGGTTAGCTCCCAAGCCATAATACCAAAAAGTATACCAGAGAAACCTATAGTACATGGCATATTAGGGATTATTTTATGCATAATTACTTCCACTACAGAAGTAAAAATTAGTAAGAATACAATCAACAAGCTAAAACGTTTAGCTCCAATATCTCTTTCTACTCTAGCAAGTGTATATAGAGTAAATAAATTAGCAACAAGATGAAACAAATCAATATGTACAAAGTTTCCACAGAATGATGATAAAATATTGCGACCACAAGGAATCGTTTTTAAAACAGTGGTGACGTATAATGCGAAAACAAGAACTATTGAAACAGCGAGAAATAAAGATACTTGTATATCTTTGCAGTGAGACACTATCATTTGTTTTTCTCAAGATTTTTTTATGCTCTATATATAAATGAGCGAAATAGAAAACAAAGAAGAATTTTGTCCAGCTTGCGTAGCAGTTCCAATAGCAATGGCTGGTGTTGGAATGGCTGGTATTGGGTCAACAAAAGATCCAAAAAAAAACAAAAAGGTTAGAAATATTATGCTAATTGTAGGTATTATAGTTACACTACTTTCTTTATTAATTGGTATAATCTATTTGAAAAGATGCAAAGATTGCAGGTAATATATTTATTTGTCTTATAACCAATATTGGTTATAAGAATTCTTAAATTAAACCTCTGGAGTAACTGTAACATCTGGAGTAACTGTAACATCTGGAGTAACTGTAACCTCTGGAGTAACTGTAACATCTGGAGTAACTGTAACATCTGGAGTAACTGTAACCTCTGGAGTAACTGTAACATCTGGAGTAACTGTAACCTCTGGAGTAACTGTAACCTCTGGAGTAACTGTGACATCTGGAGTAACTATAACATCTTCCTTTACCAATTCAACAACTTTCTTTTCCTTTATCGTTGGTAAAACTTCATCTGTGTCAATAGTCGGAATATCAACGTCTTCAACCATATACTTCATAAAGTTATCCTGAACATCACGAATGTTTTCATCTAACCCAGCTTGTTTACGAGCTTCTATATACTTTTCAAAATACTTTTCTTTAAACTCTGGGTTTTCCTGATCAAGATTCTTTAGGCTAGAACGAGTCTTTAAAATAATGTCACGAACCTCGCTCAATTTCTTCAGATGTTCCAAGAAAGTCCAAGAGAGCTGAGCCTTCTTCACACAAAGAGTGATATACTCTTCATAAGAATCTACACTTGGAGGAGATACCCCATCATCATTTCGAGCCTTATCTGACTGAGCTAGCAAAGCTTCCTCTCGCTCTTTCATCTCATTTATTGTTTTCTGCTCTTTATTCTTTACCTCTTTAATATTTTCAGAGATAACCTTTGTTGTTTCCTTGCGAATATCAATTTCCTTAGTCTCGGCCGAGTATTTTGATGAAGAAGTGATAGGAAAAGGCCTACCTACATATAGATGATATAGATGATGATAAGAATCTACGTTACGAATTAAATATTCAGCTCGTTGATCAGCTTCAAAAGGTGTTGAATAAGTTCCCCTCACCTTTGCAAAACCAAACACTCCGTTCTCATTGGGAGTTGCCCCTTTTGCAGGAACAAAAGAAAGAAGAGCGATATTCTGCAGAGGGATAGGAGGGTCTGCGTAAGTGCGATCAACAGATGGAAACTTACGAACAAAATCAGTATTATTAAGTGCTTTCATAGCCTCTTCTGTCTCTGAATCAGAAAGATGAGGAACAGATTGCTCTGGGCGCCACCTATTCTCTAGATTGCGGTCTAATGGATCTGTCAACGAAGACTCTTTTTCGTATTCAAGGCTTTGCTTTTGTTCTGTCATTTTCTATGAGAAATTAATTCTTTAGATTATGTAATTGAATTTGTATTGTAAAATAAGTAAAGTATTTATTGTGACATTTAGTTTTTTTATCTTGAATTTAGAGAAAATGAATCTGTCATCATCAAAAATTTTTATTATTATTTTAATATTTTTATCATTTTTACCATTTTTATTAGTAGGTTTTATAACTAAAAATAACGCTTTTTTTATAGTAGGAATCATAATTTTTATATCAAGCTTAATAATTTACGGTCAAATATATGAACACTACTGCCAAAATGACGAAAAATTAAAGGAGCTAAAAAGCGTAATGGAAAAGTTTTTTGCTAAACAAGAAAAATGGGAAGGCCCTCTAGAAGTACTTAACAGAAAAGATATTATGAAGGAAATATCTCTATATAGAGGAGAAAAGAGTTACACAATTAATAAAGAAAAAGTATATATTTGTCTAAAAGATCCACAAGGTAACTATTACAACGACAATACTTTGTACTATGTCATAGCTCATGAAATAAGTCATGCCATATGTGACGAGATAGGTCACACTAATAAATTTCATGCTATTTTTGAAAAATTATTGTTTTTGATGGGAGAAGCTGGTATTTACAATAAAAACATACCTATAACACAAGACTATTGTAAAGAAGGTGATCACGAGATGTAAAAACAATCTATAAAGTCGATTAAACTACTCCATTCTTTGCGTTTGCTCTTACGGGCTCTTATTCATCTCTGCTTATGTCTTCAAGTGTAAAGATGTTAACACAAAAAATGTAATTAATGACTCATAGTTACTTAAATAGATAATGATATAACTTACTAATAATGAGAAAGAAGCTTTTTTGCTGAGTTCTTAAATATAAAATACGTATAAAGTTGCGAAAATTAAATTTAATTTTCTTTTAAAATAATAAAATGTCTAGTGCATCACATATAATAACACCAAATGATAACTTTAAAGTTGATGAAACCGCTCCATTCTTTGCAATTGATCCTACCGGCTCATACGGATCTTTTACCTCTGGGATAAAAAACGAGTACGTCTTGAAGTTTAAAGATCTTGAGACAAAAAATGTCATTAAAAAATCTGGAATTCTTGATAGTACTTCTAATAAAGTTCCTACTATGTTAAAAAAATCAATTCTAACGTTTTCAGAAGATCCTGAACCAGTTTCGCGTTTTTTTGGTTGGTCTGAAGTTTATTGGGTACCTGATTTAAGTTTAAGTTTGCAGCCAAATGTATCTTACGTTGCTTTTATTGACATCGAGGCCACTCAGCTTAAAGGACCTTTTCCGTACGTTGATAAATTAATAGATGTTAAAGTCGGAAATTCAGTTACATCTATTGGTAAAAATTCTTTCCTCGATTGTGAGAATTTAACATCTATAACATTTCCAAATTCACTTACGGCTATTGGTGAGGCTGCTTTTAAAGGTTGTACCAGTCTAACATCTATAAAAATTCCGTATGCAGTTAATATTATTGGTGTTGAGTGTTTCGTTGATTGTACATCTCTAGCATCCGTAACATTTTCAAAATCACAAAATCAAATCTATACGGTATATCGTGCTTTTGTTAATTGTACTTCTTTAACATCTATAGAACTTCCAGAATCATTTTATTTCATGGGTACTAACTCGTTTCTTGGTTCTGGATTAGAAACCGTAATTCTTCCATACCCTAATTCTTTAAAAATAAACACACCTCAGTCAAATGTTAACTTTTATGGAGCATCTGGTGTTAATATTATCCTCCCTACTTAATTCTGCTTCCTGACTGTAATATATTAATTCATTAATAATTATTCGTTGTAGTTAAAAGAATAATACTATTACCATAGTTGAACTCTGCTACTTAGTATCTAAACTTTCTAAGAATGAAATGTAAATAATTTTTTTTTATTATTTTCTTTTAAATAATAAAAATGTCTGATTCTGATAAATTTAAAGTTGATGAAACCGCTCCATTCTTTACGATTGGTCCTATGGGACCTACCGGCTCTTATAGCTCTGGTTCATTTAAAAGCGAGTACGTTTTAAAGTTTAAAGATCCTGAGACAAAAAGTGTCATTAGAACATCTGGAATTCTAAGTAATAATTCAAACTATATCTCTGGACCTACTGGACCTACTGGTCCTACTGGACCTACTGGTCCTACTGGACCTACTGGTCCTACTGGTCCTACTGGTCCTACTGGACCTACTGGTCCTACTGGTCCTACTGGACCTACTGGTCCTACTGGACCTCCAGCTTAATTTATATGTGTTTGAAAATAAGCATATAAATTACTATTCAAGTGTTCTTTCTTGGTGTCCATATATAAAATGATATATACGACTTGACATTTTATCTCCGATTCGTCTATTACCCCCAGTTACTAAAGGAAAAGTAAGATCAGCAAGTAGTTTTTCTCTAAGGTGTTCAGGAGTTGTTTCATACTCTTTAACAAGGTCTCTAAAGTTTAGATATTTTTCAACTATTACAATTGCTACCTTTTCAGTGACTTGCGGAATAAGAGACAACTGTGCTATAAACCAAATGGCAGGAGTCATGTTAGCCTTTTTGCTTTTCTTTAATGTTGCCGCGTAATTTACATCTGATGATTTGCATTCTTCATCTTGAAAATAATTATCACCATCCTTTTCTAGTTTATCTAAAAGTTTTACAATAAATTCAGCGCTTTCATCAATTGTACTTGTCTTATACACCTTAATTCCATCTCTCAATTGAGTATTAATTAAACTACCTACTAATGTAGAGACTGGTAAACCGCTAATTTTTGCAGACATTGGTTTATCCAGAGATCCTTCTACTAGATATATTATTCTTTGTCTAGGTGTGCTTCCTAGCAAACGAGCTTTTTGTTCTCTACCACGACCATCACAAATACTGGCTTTTAAATCATTCACTGTTTTACGCTCTATAATAAGTATTGTCTTACCATCTTCTCTAAATAGAATATCTCCAACTTCTAACTGTTCTATTAAAGGTTGTATAGAAGGTTTAATCTTTTCAATAAGATCATGTTCTCGATTATCAATAACTAATTCTATCATTTCTTACTCTTACAAATTCCAATCCTTAAACGACGAATAGTAAAAGTGAATTTATACTTTAACTTTAAAAGATAAAACAAATGTCTTATAGAGATAAGGGAATATCCGCACTATCTACGGTCTTAAAACAACAACAAAACATTCGTATTATTGAGAAACACATATACGAAATGTCTTGTAAGGAAGGAAAGATAAACGAAGATATTGAACAAATATATAAGTTAAATATTTTTCAAACAATAGGAGATATTATGAACGGAAAGAAATTAAAAGAATTAATTGAAAATATTAAAAATGGAAACCTTGGGTGGAGGCACTCATCTTTTAAACAAATGCAAAATATGCTAGACGAACAAAATGATTTCATAGAAAACCCATTTGCAGTGGAAGAAGGAGTTTTAGAATGCAAAGCAAGAGATAAAAACGGGATTGTATGCGGTAGTAAAAGAGTTTTTAGTTACCAAAGGCAAGTCAGAAGCGCTGATGAACCAATGACAACATTCGCAAGTTGTTGTCAGTGTGGAACAAAATGGCAATACTCTGGATAAATCGTGTATTTCAGAAGCGAAGTTTACATTTGAAAATAAATAATTCATATTATTTATTTCACGTAAGTAACATAAAAGAAAAAAACATCAAATAAAGATGAATGTCCTTTCGAAAATTAGAGATTTTATAAACGAAATATTATTGTTTACAACAGATTTATTTGATAACCTTTGGTCTTTTCTATTCTCTTCAGATGAAAAACCCAAAAAATCAAAAGAATTTGAAGCATCTGTTATAATAGATGATAAACAGGAAGATAAGTTTATACCCAAAGAAAATATATCAGAATATTTAAGCGATGAAGATCAGGAAGATAAATTTATACCCAAAGAAAATATATCAGAATATTTAAGAGATGAAGATCAGGAAGATAAATTTATACCCAAAGAAAATATATCAGAATATTTAAGCGATGAAGATCAGTTTGAAATGTTATGAAATGATACAAATATATAAATTACTGTTGTTTGTCCAACCATTTAATATAAACATTCATAAGATGGTTATTGAATAAAGATTTCCAATTATCTGTAAAATAAATTGCTTCACCACAATGGGTATAAATGAACGGTTGTGTTGGATAATCAAAATTTGGTATGACAGATACAGGAAACACTTGAGCAATATCGCAGGTATTTATAATACGATATAAAGGAAGTTTACTATTTGTCACCAAATCACAGAATACATTATCTCCAATACAAGGACAAGAAAAATTATATACAACTACGTTGTACCCTAATATCTTTAATTCAAGTCCGCAAATAGTCGCTATCGCACCACCTAGTGAATGTCCACCAATAATTATCTGTTTTGGATTTATTTCTTCAATCTTGTCTAGTAGTTCATCTCTAAAAATATTGTAAACTTTAAGAAATCCACTGTGGACACCTGCTGGAATACTATTTGTGTTGTTGTAAAACTCGATTTGCTGTTTATTTTTCTTTATATGTTCTAAAGATTTTTGAAAAAAGTATAGATTGTTTGTACAACTCTTATTGTCGTACCAATTTGTTCCTCTGAAAGCGATATAAGCTATATCATCATTAGTAAATAGTACACCAAAAAGATTCTTTTTACTATCATACATATTTAATTCATTTTTTAGACTATGTGGTTGTTCAAGGGGAGTGTCAATACCTTTCCTAACACGAACTATAAGATCTGCTAAATATCTGGCAACTTTAAAATCGCATTTAGTGTCTTTTTGTGTTGGAATAGGCAAATCAAGAATTTCAGGATAACTATATATTTCTCCTGTTTGTAAATTGTTATCTATACTCATTTCAATAGCCTTTTTATATTTTATGTATTGAATAAACATATATATAAAAAATAATGATGCAAAAACACCAATTAATGTTAAAATCGATTTTAATATATATAAAATATAGGTCATTTTTTCTAAGTAAAGATTTAATATATTTTAATATTAAATATTTTAGAAATAATAAAAGTGTCATTTTTTGTCTATATATTGCTCATTACAATACTTATAAACTCATCCTGAAAATTAGAATCTTCTATATTTCCACACTCAGATCTTACATTGTCGTTCGATTCTATTAACTCGTATGTTTTTTCTCTTACTGAATCAAATAACATCTTTGTCAAAATCTTTCCACCATAATCTGTTATTATATCACCTGTTTTATCCTTATACTTTAAAAATGTAGTATTTAAATAATCTTCTTCAATAAGCCGATCATTTAAAGGATAAGATAAAGCGTAATCTGCATATCCTTCTGGACCTCTTAATATATGTTCTATTGTTAAGAACGTTGCATTTTCTATTAACCACTCTTCCGTAATTGTAAAATCAATATTTGATTCTGATTTTACTAATAATGGTCTTACACATTTTTTTCCTGTAAGTTGTGCCATTGTTCTATTGAACAAACCAGGTTTTATTTCTAGTTCTCTGATAGAACTCTCATTCATAACAATATCTTTATAAGCCGTCGGGTTTTTGACACATTCTTCTGATGCAATTTTACTTGCTTTTCTCTTAAGAGGTAAATGTACTCTGTCTATCAAATGAACATTTTTATAATCAACAACATGCTCACCATTAAGATCTTTGTGATGAAATGTACCACGTTCTGTGTCAGTGCAAACTATCTGAGATTTACCGTTTGAGTCTGTGAGAATATGTTTATGAATTACCTGTGCTGCTCCTTTCTGACCTTCATAAAAATCGTTTTTTGTATATTTTTCATCGATTATACTGTCAACACGAGCTTGACTTAAATCAAGAGGAGTAAGACTTGAGATCATTAGATTATTTTGAATGTTTTTTGTGCTATTTTTCTGATAAGTCGGTTGTTTAGCTATTTCTTCAATCGCAGAATGAGCACGTTCAGCGGAAGCTTTATATATCTCAACTTTTTCATCTTTTAACTTAGAAATTTCTTCATCTTTTTGGTTAAGAAGAAATTGAATTTTTTTCTTGCATGTTAAATTATGTCTATTAAAACTACTAGATGAAAAGTTTTTATCACAAAATTTACATGCAACTAAAGATACTATAATTTTTTCGGACTTTTGAGATTCTTGCATTTTTAAACAATATTTTGCTTGGGTCTGATGACTACTTAAGTAATATTTGGTTTTGAACTCCTTACTACAAAACTGACAAGTTAATTCTTTAAGCTTCTGTTTTAAAATTAATTCTTCTGTTTCTTTCTTTTCGTTAGCTTTATTTTGTTCTATTTCTTTAACCTTAGCTTCTTCAATCAATTTAGTTAAAGTAAGAGCTTGTTCTTTAGCCTTAGTTTCTTGTATTTTAATACAATACTTAGTCTTTTTCTGATGTTGACGTAGCATTTGAGTATTTCCAAATATATTATTGCAAAACTGACATTCCATTTTGATTTTCATTTATTTTCATTTGTTTTTAAACGATTAATTTGTTTTTGTTCATATAAAACATCACTTTTTCTTGATAAAAATAAAAATTGTTCAAAATTGTTCGCAAAAGATTAAAAATAGTCACTATTTTCTGATTAAAGTCACTTTTTGAAAAAATTTTGAAATGTGTGTGTGTAAGACTCTTTTTAAAAAGCCATTTCTCCAAAAAAATATTTTTCACTCCTCCTCCGGATTTTCAAAAAGTTCGGAGGAGGAAAAAAGATTTTACTTTTTTTGTTTTCTAAATAATTTAAAAATTCGTAGAAAATTTCCTTTGGATTATCTTTTTTATTTGCTCCTCCTCCTCCTCCTCCGCATTTTTAGAATTTCAAATTTGTGTAACAACATACTATTAATTTATATGTTTCAGTGTTTAAAGGACAGAATAATTAGTTAGTAATAAAAATCAAAAGTGTATTTTTAAAATTTCTATCTAAAATGATATTTGTAAAACAAAAAATGCCAGTAGATACGTCTTTGATCACGTTCAAAACTATCTCAAATTTTACTAATGATTTGGGAGAGGTATTCAGTGAGAAACATAGGCCATTGAAACTATACGCACATTTGATTAATAAGACAACACTAGCGCATGAAAAGCCTATAGAAAAACACATTGAAGGATTCAGACTTTTTTGCGTTGCAAATCGTGATGCAATTTCCAACAAATCAGTTAGCAAGTTGGCAAAGGAAAAGATAATATACTCAAAGAGAGTATATATTAATATGAAGGAAATTTTTCTAATGGCTGACGTAGAGACTTCTGAAGTTATTTGGATGCATCTTTTGACTATTTCAGCTCTTGTTGATCCAGCAGGAAAGGCACGTCAAATCTTGAAGGAGACTTCGTCTAAAGGAGGTGGGGGTCAAGAGATAAATTTCCTTACAGATATTATTTCAAAGGTTGAGGCTAACGTTAAGCCAAACTCTAATCCGATGGAAGCGGTGTCTGCAATTATGCAATCCGGTATTTTTACGGATCTTGTTAGTGGAATGGGTAACGGTCTTCAAGATGGATCTCTTGATATATCAAAGCTGGTAGGCACAGTTCAAAAAATGGTCACTCAGCTTAGCGCAGATGCCGGAGATCAAGAAGGTGGTGAACAAGCAATGAATATGATTAATACTATGATGAGTAGTATTTCTGCTGGTGCAAATTCTCCATCTAACGATGGAACTCCTCAACCGATGCCTGACATAGCAAGTATGCTGGGTCCAATGATGGCAATGATGGGTGGTGGTGGAGGTATTCCTAATCTGGCTGGAATGATGGGAGGTGGCGGGGGTGGTATTCCTAATCTAGCTGGAATAATGGAAGGAATGCAAAATGATGATTCGATTGAAGAGAAGATTAAGAGACAAGTAGAGGCCGCTCGTTCTTCAGGTCAATTAGAATAATAAAAAATATTTTTATTACTGAGGTTCAGTAATAAAATTGATTCCAAAGAAAACAATCAAAAGAAGCGAATATAGTAAACAAATGGAGACGCAAAACAATGATCAAATTATTTTTGTATGCAAAAAATGTTTGTTTTCAGACAACACTGAGCAAATTGTTGAAAATCACAATAAAAATTGCAATGGTGTATTGAATATATGCTCTAAAGATATTAAATTATTAGAAAAAACTATTGAAAAATTATCAGCTCAGCTAGTCCTTGAACGATTTAAGAATAAAATTTATCGTAGTCTAATTGAAAATAACACTTCTATTTGTATCTCTGATATTCTTACAGAAGAAGAAGATGGATTGCATGTGTGGACTGGTACAGGAATTCTTCCCGTTCATATTCACGAACTCTCTTCTAAAGAACAAGGAGTTGTTGTAAAATCAATTGTAACTAAAAAAATAATTACTGAACAAGAAAATACTTTGTCTCCAAAAATTGAAAGAACCGCAAAAAAGCCTCCACAAAAAATAAGAAACTACGATATAGAAAATACGCAAACACTAATATCTAAAAATATACCTGAAATCGAATCTAATTTTAAAGATGAAGTAACTGATACTTTAGATGATCCTTCCAAATCAAAAAAACAATCTTATAGATCAATCAAAACATATCTAAGCGGATTAATACAAGAAGAACCAACAGAACAAGACAAAATAAATAAGATATCTTTGGTCGACTCAAAAATTCAAGATATGTTAGAACGTTTTGAAGAACTAAAAGAGGTAGAAAAGAGTTTTCAAGATACTTTTATTGCACTAAAACAAAGTAGAGTATATACCAAGATATTGAGTGATTTAGCTAGAAAAAGAATGAGCATCTTTGGAAGAATGTCTCTTGTGAGTTACAAAACGTTACTTTCAGATCAAATTAAAATGATAGAAAGTATTTTTTCTGAAAAAAATTATACCGAAAAGAAAAGTTCTACAATAATTTCAAAGGGGTTAACTGCTCTAGAAAGCCGCCTAATATCATACGGAAATTATACACAATCTCATATAGAGATTGATGAGATTCAAAAACTCGAAATTTCTCTAGAGTTAGAAAAATATTCTCCAAAGGAATACGTGCAATATGATAGTGTAGCGTTTGTAAATTACTTCCATAATTACGGATTAGTATTATTCTCATTGAAAAAGAATCTAGAGCGTTATCTTTTTAATCGTTACGACTTTTGGAACGTTGTGTATCTTCAATTGCCTAAAAATACTAAAGATGATCCATACTCATTTTATATACTTGAACGTGTAACTAAAGAAAAACGATATTGGAAAATGGACTGTCGTCTAGAAGATTTATCTTCTAACTTAATATCAAGTATTTTACCAGTCATGATAGGAATGTTTAGAAAGTTGTATAAAGATGTATTTGGAGACAACGACTTTAGAAATGATTACTCATCAAAATGCCAAATAACAGAGTGTGATTGTGAACAGCTTCTTCAAAATATCATACTCATTAGCAAACCAAAAGAATTTTACAACTTGGTGAGAGAAATGGTAGTGAGTAAAGCAATGTACATACCTACAGAAAATGATAAATTTAATCTATATGGTGATGATTCTTTACAACGGAAGAGATTTCACGATAAAGAAGATGTTGATTTGGTAGATATAATAAAACAACTGTTTGATGATATTACTAGTCTACAAGCTGTTGATTTTTATAGATCAAGAACAAATCTAAAATGAATTTGTATTAATAATAAATATGTCTCCAAGACTTCGGAAACGAAAACAAAACAATGAACATTTAGATAATGAGAATACTAAAAAACGGAAATCAAAATTTTATGATGATGACAGCGATGAGAATGAATTAAAATTATTTCCAGAAGAAGAGAGTTTGGAAAATGAAGATTCTTCAAATGAAGATTCTTCAAATGAACAAGATGAAGAAAGTTTAGATAATGAAGATGATACGAGTATATCAGTTGATAAAGATGATAATCCAGAGGCTTACAAAAATTTACTTGCTGTCAAAAAGGAAATTGCTCGTACAGAACCAGATGTAAAAAGCATGCTTCTAACACCTATGCGTCTGGAGGATAGAGCAAAACTGTGTCAATATTATGAAATTTACAAAATGCAAATTCCTAATACAAACGAATGGCTAGAGTGTAGATCTAGGTACAATACTATGTTTAAGGAATATAAGGCTGGGTATGAACAATCAAAAAAATACAGCGAATCAGATCTTGCTCGTATGGAAAAAGAAGAAGAAAAATTTACAGGATTTGATGCACGACTAGCTCTAAAGTATAAAATTCTTAATTTGAAAACCAGTAAAGAAAATAAGGAAGTTATCTACAGACGATATGAAGAATTCTTAGCATTAGATACTATTGATGATGAATTTGGTAAGCTAAAACATTGGTTATCATGGGCAACTGATTTTCCGCACGATCTTGTAAAAGAGCATAACGGACAAAATATAACAGAATTTATCAAGAAGGCAAAAGATAGGCTTGATAAAGAGCTTCATGGAATGGAAAAGGTGAAAGAACAGATTCTCTTATTTATGTCTGCAAAAATGCGAAATCCAAGTATGGTACATGCAAATCTGGGATTAGTAGGACCTCCTGGAACAGGTAAAACATGCATAGCAAGATTGATAGCTGATATAATGGATTGCGGATTTTCACAAATTTCATTTGGAGGTGTTGACAAAGCAGATTTTCTTAAAGGGCACGAATACACATATGTTGGAGCTCAACCAGGTGAGATAGTGAAATGCGTTAAACGCATGGGACACAAGAATGGGATTATTTTTCTAGACGAGTTAGACAAAATTTCAGACAATCCTGAAATTCGAAGCGCTCTTCTACACATGATTGATCCAAGCCAAAACAGTGATTATCATGATAATTTTCTTGGAGGAGAGATTCGTATAGACCTTTCAAAAATTTGGTTCATCGGATCTATGAACTCTGTTCCGACAGACGAGGCTTTAGCTGACAGATGGTGGGTAATAAACGTGTCTGGATACTGTCGTTCAGATAAAATAAACATTCTTGAAAATCATCTTTTGCCACGTGCATTGAAAAACTGCGGTCTTGATTCTAAGAAAATTTCGTTTTGTCAAGGCTCGGCAGGATATTTAATAAGCAAAGTATGTCGTTCTGGCGATAAAGGAGTTCGTACTCTTGAAAAGACAGTAAAGGATTTGGTAAATAAAATTAACTTTCTTGAAATACACCAAGGTGAAAATGGAATATTACCTTTCAAAACATCTTTTCAACTTAACTATAAACTCACATTTCCTCTTATCTTGAAGACAGAACTTCTTGATAAATTACTAGAAGAGACAGATCTTGAACTGACAATGAGTATGATGTATATCTAATGAATATAATTTTATATAATTAATTATATAAAATTATAAACTACTCAAAGAATAGTAGTTATCAAGTCTATCTGCTCGGATGTTAAAGACTCTGGAAATTCGATAGAAAATTCAATTATCAAATTACCAATTTGTTGTCCGTCTCTGCGCATTCCCATTTCCGGAATCACCTTTTTTGAGTTAGGCTTAATAATAGTTCGTTCTTCGATAACAATTGATTCACCACTTGGATGATTTATAATAAACGAAAAGCCGCATAAAGATTCTTTTAATGTCAATGTTTTTGAGTAGATTAGATCTATTCCTCGTCTTGAAAAAGGAGGATTAATTTCGACATATATATTAATAATCACGTCACCTTTGCAATTTTCAATCACATTACCTTTTTCTTGTATAATAAACTGTTCCTGATCAATACCAGCTGGAATAAAAATATTAAACGTTTCTGTTTCATATGAAATAGATGGACCGACTGAAACTTTTCTATCAATTTTTATCTCAACAGAACAACCTTTAAAAGATTGTTCCAAAGTTAAAGTTAGTGTCTGTAACATCGGAGATGGTTTCATTTGTTGAGGAACACCATTGTGAAACATACGAAAGCTTTGTTGCTGAGGAATACCTCCATTGAAAAATATGTTAAATATGTCTACTCCTTGACCCTGAGAAAAATGGAACGCTCCAAAAGGAAATCCAGATTGATTTGCACCCTTATCGTACATAATTCTTCTTTCTTTATCTCCAAGTACTTCATACGCTTCATTAATTTTTCTAATTTTTTCCTCTGCATTGGATGAATTGTTTCGATCTGGGTGATACTGAAGAGTTAGCTTTCTATATGCCTTCTTGATATCTTTTTCACTTGCATCCTTTGAAATTTCCAAAATAGAGTATAAATCGCTATTCATTTTAAATTATCTTTTACTATCTTTAAAATAATGGAATAATTTCTGGTTATATAATAAATAAGTATATGACAACAAAAGTATCTACGTGTAAAATATTTGTTATATTTTTTATTATTTTATATGTTTTAGTTTTATTATTACAACCTAAAAGGTATTATATGTTCTATCCAACTATTCCTATTTACCCAGATAATGATAAAGAAATAGATTTTATGGTAAACGAATATATTAACAAAAGGACACAAGATGATATAGATTTTTTCTATTTAACAGATGATAGTCCAATTAATGCTTTTAAATCAAAAATATCAGAAGAACTATATACAAATTTGTCTGAAATAATTACATCTTACAAAGTTGTAAATAAAATTATATCATGCAAGATGCTTTTCAATAGAGCTCGTCCTATGCAAATTGCTCCCGAAAAAATCAATGCACCAAAATCAAAGACTGCAAATACACCAGCATATCCTTCTGGACATGCTTATCAATCTTACTATGCTGCAAAAGTATTGTCTCTTTGGGAGCCTGCAAGAAAAAAAGAATGGGATGAAATTGCCGAACGAGCAGCATATATAAGAGTTTATATGGGAATTCATTATCCAAGTGACGTAAGATATGCAAAGCTTTTGGTTGATGATTTGGATACACTTAATTAGTTAAAAATCGAGTATTTATAAAAATACGACCTCCGTTTTTCTTTATACATTCATTAAAATCTACGTGTTCACATTTTTCCCATCCACTTTCATATTTTCCAACATATCGACATTTAGATGGTATTGATTTTATCTTATAAATACCAGCTCCTCCAAATGCCGAATCAACTTCTAATAGACCTGATTGAGGGTAATTTTTCAGTTTCGAATCAATATATTTATAGTGTGCTTCTTTATGAGATTCATTATGTGGACGATGACTTATTTTAAAGTGACAATCATATTCCATGTCATTTTTCTTTCTTAAAGCCCATAAATCATAATATATACCGGTCTGATTAGCGGTAAGAACATCCCAGTTTTTATACTCAAAACAAGTTTCTATAGTATCGACAAATTTTCCAGAACTATTAATATCATCCATATCTAAGATAATAAAGTAATCATAATACCCATTCTTGTTAATTTCACGCATTTTATCAAGAACCTTATTTCGACCATTTTCTAATCTTATGGTTCGTGATGGCTCTTTGATTCCATCCTCAAAAATGTAGTGATAGTTATTCTTTTTGTGATTTTGTAGAATTGACCTTGTATTATCTTTAGAATCATTTTCGTATAAAATAACAGCGTAATCATTAAACTTTTTACCACACTGATCAATGTCAAAAAGACCCTTTTTAATATATTTTTCTACATCACGTATAGTTCCTCCAAACACAACATTATAGTTTTTCATATTTTTTTTAGATTCCTCAGCGTGTGTAAACTTTTCTATTTGATTTTTACATACTAATATTGTAGTAATAACAACTAGTATAGCTAAAAATCCAAATACTAAAATCTTAGTCTTTGGTTTTAGTAATTTATTCATGATATTTTATTAATAACAAAATTATTTTTGAAATAAATAAAAACTACCAAGATAAAAATTTCAAACTTTGATTGATTTGTTGTGTAAATTTATCATATAATTAATTGTAATTTATATTTTTTATCTTATTCATATTATAAATGGACGACAATATAAATAGAATTTTAGATGCTTTTAATTCTAAAGAATTTAAACCATTTAAATATACAGATTATCTTAAATTAGCAAAGGTTGATAATAGTTTTTCGGCATTTATGGCATATACAGATCTTTATGCAATTCCTAATTTAAAAGCATCAGATATTGTAAATGTATATAAACAATTTTCGAAAAAAACAGATACTTCAGGACCTTCAGGATCTTCAGGATCTTCGGGACTTTGGGAACCTTCGGGTCCTTCGGGTCCTTCGGGTCCTTCGGGTCCTT